TGGTGCCGTTGGGGAGCGTCGAGAACAATACCTGCTCGCCTAGTTGTGGTAGCCAAAAATCCCTGGTTCCGATAGTGCTTTTTTGGATAACTGCCAACCAATCTGAAATTAGATCGTCCTTGTCCGTCTGACTGACGCGGACTTGTGGACCTTCTTCGGGATGGACCCTTCTCGCACAAACAAATCCCACTTTGTGGGACTGCCTGAAGTCGCTGTCGCTAACGTCTAAAAAGTCGAGCATCAAAGAACGTTCGATTGTCAATAACTTTTGAGGGTCCTTCGCAGTGTTAGGTTAGTGACTGCACCCTGACCAATGCGATGCTCGACTTTCGTGATGATCCACTTGCCGGCGAATTTTCCAAAAGTTTCATCGAGAGTGTAGGTATCACCAGCACACTTTTTAAGGTCCAACGGAAATGTTAGGTTTCTGCAATGACGCTCTTTTTTGTTCTTGTGACGAAGCCGTTTCTCAACACGTCGCCTAGCATGTGGCTCACTTGAGGAGGTTCTATCTAGATAATCTAAAGTTCCATTCTCTTTCATGTTAGGCAATCGGATTTCGGTTAATTCTGAATAGATCGTAATCCAGCTTCACGTTGTGCTTTAGACATGAATCCAAATCACGACGCTCCTCCGGTGTGAGCGTGTATTTAGCAGTCTTGCCAGTGTCGGGGTTGTGGTAACTAACTTCACAACTTTTATAGATGTCATTTGAGTTCCACTCGAAATCATAATGCAAAATATTGTCATTGAGGGTGATCGTGCCTTTTGGGGTCTTAGCCTCGTATTCTTTTTCATCGAACAGGATGATTTTTCTGTCTGCGATTTTCATCGCGATTCCAGCGTTAAGAGTTAGTTCACTTAGAAAAGCGATGTCAGTCTTTTCGTTTTGTTCCACCCTGTCGTACATCGGACTCTCTTTGGCTTCCCACTGGACGGAGAATCCGTTTTTGTTCGCGATCTCCGTAGCGATCTGACGGAGACCAGTCTTCTCCCAAGCCTTGCTATTCTTCTGCCATTTCAACGATCCTTTAACTGGCAGACTAACAGCTTTGATGCTCACCGTGCGGGGTGGTCCTGAGAAGCGCACGCTGTTAATGTAGAAGGTGCCGCAGTCGATGAATTGTGTCCCCGGCGCATCCCAATCATCGGCGAAGAGTTTAACGTGCAGGGTACCTCCCTGGTCCGGCATCCAATTACTGATCCATTTTCCGGAACTGCCCTGAAGCCGAATGGCAACTTCGTCAGCGTGTTCGGACATATTGTCTGTCACGGTTAAATCGATCAGATCAGAAGAGATTTCCTCGCTAATGTCCTTGCCTTCATACGTCACCGATGCGCGAGCACGACGCATCGCAGAAGTCGCGATGTTAGGAAATTCAAGATTCATTTGACGTATCCTCCTTTTTTCCAGGGTGGTAGATTGTTGAATAACTGTGTGGTGTCCACGTCTGGCACATTCAAGGCAACCCCAGCACAAAAGATGGACGTGTTCCGGTGTGCAAAATTCGCGTCAATGAGCACGTCCATTTTTAGTTCAGTCCCATAAACCTTGAGAGAGATGATGTCCCATCGATCGCCTTGAACAGTCGTATAAGTTCTCATGCGAGTCGTGTCCCTCGGTAACCTTCGAACAGCGCCAAAACCTCATCACGAATCGATTGTGCAACACGCATGCCGGCTTCTCTAACAGTCTCGGCATCGGCGTTGCCGTTGCCGTTGATCGTAATGGACACTGGAATGTTGAACGAAGCACTCCCATGCGATCCGCTGCCTGATCCGATCCCTAGCCCCATCGCATCGGCTGCACTCTCTAGAAGCCTGAGGCTGCGGCGCGATCTGTTGAGCGGAATAATTGCTTCCGGTCCAGATTCGGCCACAAGCCCAAGGTGCGGCATATTAAATATGCCACTGAGCGCGTGGTGTTTAGGTGGAGGCAAAGGCTCTGGCTTAACAGCGCCAGGTTTCGCTTCGTTAACTGCATCTTCGGCTGCCTTCTGGGGATTAGTCTTAAACGTTGGAATCAATGGAATATTGATCCCAGGAATATGATCAAAACCGCGAATTAAATCATTAAATCTTTCAATTACAAAATTAATCGCATTTTTAAAGCCCTCTTTCATTGGCTCCCAAACATTCCTTCCAAACCATGAAGAGAAGTACCCCCATTTTTTCTCAACCCAGTGCCAAGCTTTCCTTATAGCTTTGGAAACTGTATTCCAGTGCGTCGCCACCCACCATACCGCCACTCCTAAAGCTACAACACCCGCAACAATCCATGTGATCAGGTTAGCTAACAGAGGGGCAATAAGACCCCACGCAGCGGCGGTGGCTCCCCACAAAGTAGTTGTAACTCCCCATAAAGCCATTGTGATGGTAGTAATGCTAGCTAATACTCCTATAACCTTCGAACCGATCCACACACCGAGAGCGATTTTCGCCCACTTCTCAACTTCCCCAAAATTATCCCGAACCAATATTAACGAGTCCCTAACATCTAACAACTTTGCATTGAACTTGTCCCAAACGGCAGTTGCAGTTTCTACGAAATCCCAAGGATCACTCACCTTAAAATCACCGAAGAACACACCGAGAATCTCTTTGAGTCGCTTACCAGTTTTCTCGAACTTACCGGTGTCTTCCAAGTAGTTAAAAGACATCCGCAGGCTGTTTCCAATTTGCTTTACCTGGGGAATAATAGGGTCGAAAATGTGTTTCAACTCCTCGGGTCCAACGAACTCAAGAAATGATTCTGCGAGCGGCGAAATGAACGCCTCTTCTAAAGTTCCAATCGAATCATTGAAATCCCGAAAACGTTCCTCCATTCGAGTGTAAATTCCCTTCAACCCCTTCATCTGCTCTTTCGAGTGTCGATAGGCCGGTCCGCCCTCCCCAGTTAGTTGAGCAATCGATTTATCCAAAAGCGTTAGTAGCTTATCTTGTGAAATCTGATGCTTGGACATCGCTGACGAAAACTCTTCGGGCTTCATTCCAGCTGCTTTAGCCATTTCTGAAGAAACGGAAAAACCAGAGTTTAAGTCCATCTGATTCAAGTACTTGCGGTCCACTCTATGCATAGATTGCATCTTCACGTAGGCATCCATCACGTGTTTGAAAGAGTCCTCGTCCTTCGAAAGATCGGCAATGTTTCCGAGGATTGTGTGCAATGCTTCTGGCGTTTTAAACTTATCCATGTTAGCCGACAGGAGTCGGTTAATCGCCTCCATTGCCGGTTCGTATTTGATCGGTGCTTCATTGTCACTGAAACGCCGAACCATACTGTCTATTTCTCCTAACTGACCTTCGCGATGCTTAGATGCGAGGACAGCGCGCATTTGGTTCTGTAACACGTCCCGTTCAGCGTGAATCTCGAACCCGCCCTCTAGAAGCTTAGCGCCTTCAAACGCTGTGATAGCACCACCCAGAACAGCTCCAATTCCTGTGAAATGAGCTAACTTGTGGAGAGGCGCAAAAGCCTTCTCAATGGAGTGACCCAACTTCTCGAAAGAATGATGGATCTTTTTAGCAGCGTGCGCGGATTTGCTTTCCAAAATCCTGAACTGCTTACCGGCAGATTCAAATGACGAGTGGAAGGAGGCTTGTAGCTTCCCTCTCACTTCAAACATCATTATATAGGTTTTCGCAGCCATCTATTCCTTTGCTCTGCTTTCTCTGACCATTTCTCCGAGCACCACAGCCCATTCAACAAACTCGCTCAATGTCATGTCCAACCAATGATCAACTGGCGTACTCGTGTGGGACGACATCGCGACTGCTGTTCGCCGTATCGTTTTAGCAAGCGATTTGTCGAATGGGAAACCTATTTTTTTTGGGCTTCAGCGAATAGGGTAGCGACAGCATTCCCATCGAGAAGAGACAGTTCCAGGAAGTCGTTAGGGACCGCACCGGCAGCAAATGCAGCCATAGCCAAGCCAATCGCCGTGCTAGTCGCATCACCAAATTCGCGCCTGGCGAACAACTCAGCCTCGATCGAATGCCGGGTTTTGAGCAAACCAAAATCAAATATCAGTTCTTTGGTCTCTGTGCCATTCACCAGGATAGGAATTTTCAATTTTAGAGTAACCGCGTCTTTCTTCATACGAACTAGCTGAGTGTCAACAAAAAGAGAGCGTCCGGGATCGCTTCAGCCGGACGCCCTCGTGTTTTGCGCGGTGCAAATTACGACAAGCCGATAGCCACTCGCGTGTCCGCTACCTCGTCCACGCCGTTGATGATGCAAATATATCGCTCTTTATCTATGTGGATGATTTTCTTCTTGTTCCAGATCACTTGCAGCGCCGTAACCTCAAGCTGTACAGGCACTTCCTGTTTTTCTCCAACGGTCCATTTGCCCAAATCGAATTCCTGCGGAAGCCACTCAATCAGGATTTGCTCAGGCACAACATAGAGACCCGAGCTACCTCCCTTTTTGTGCTGAATCCCAGCACGGCAATCTAGCGATCCTCCGTCCTGGCTCAACAGTTGAGCGCATTCCTCCCGAAACGTTTGAAAATTCAGACCAACGGTCATTGATTCGAATCGCCCCTTAGCGTTGTAGTTTGTGCTGCCAAGGTGTCCGGCACCTTTGAACTCGACCTTCACGTTGGAGAGTTTCGGCAAGGTTAAATCGATCAAGGACGGCAATCTTTTCCCCTTAATCCAGCACGTATAATCTTCTAAATTAGTTGAAATATCAGGCATAGTTTTAGTCCTTTCAATTAGTCAGCAAGAGAGGCAAACCCACCAGTGGTGAACTCAAGAACGAACTCAAGACTCTCAATCGGCGTCGGACTTCCTTCGCCAATCCTAACTTTGTAGTGACCGTTCAGAATCTCGGTGTCAGGATTTTCTTCGCGGTCGAATCGAACGTAATGTTCGAGCAGGTAGCCGGAGTTCTGCTGATCAGCTAGCCACAGGTTGATGTCGTTTATAATCGCATCTATCTCTCTACGATTACCCGGCTTGTCTATCTTCTCATCAAATGTCGTGACCACTGTGTTTCCAATGAAGTCCATCTGGCGACGATTCGGAATGAATTTGTCTTTAACATCCATCGTTCCAGGAAACGATGCGGTGTTGCTACCCCAAATGACCAAGCCGCGACTAGTGTTGCGCCCAGTAACTATCCCAAGCGAATTTAGATAGTTCGCTTCTTTCCTGGACAAAAAGACTGGGTTGCCATCCCCATCATACATCGCATCTGCTTCGAGCTTCTTGTTTGAAGCCGATTCGTACGGAACGCCTCCATTAGCCGCGTCTAGCCGCGCAGAACGCAGAGCATAATCGACCGAAAAACGGAATCGTTTGTCGCCCATTCCAAGGCGTGGGTAGCACAGAATTTGTCGGTGCGAAGTGAGACCGTTAGTCGCCTTCCAGGCTTCGGCGTCTTGGTATTTCTTAACAGTGGAGAGATCCACATCTCCCACGACCATGCACCTGAAACTGTCATCGAATAGCTCAGCTTTAGATGCCAATGCTGTTAGGACTTGGACATTCGAGCTAAAGGCCGGAGCCATTAGGTAGCCAGCAACGATGTTAAATCGAGGGTGAATTTCCTCGATCAACTCAATGCCGGTCTTTTTGCCGTGCTGGTCTATACCGCCAATAATATCTCCAGCTGTGATTGGTTTTGAGTCTGTCCAAGAATAGCCGATCAAGAGACAGTCGGCGTCCTGTGGGATCGATCCGCCAGGGAGAATACTAACGACCATCTTTCCATTCTTGTCGTATTTGAGACTGTAATCCTGGTCGAGAACATAGCGGTGACCGGTATCGGGGATGAGCCTAGCCGGAGTCTTATCAGCCTTAGATGTTTTCTCGGGCTTAGACATTTTCGACTCGTCGTCATCTATCTGAACAACAACAGAATCGAAAATGACGTCATTGAATGGGAGAACAACTTGTTTGTCTTTAACGGCGAGTGGCGCAATTCCCATGTGAACAGCGCCTTTCATCGGGTCGAACACGTTAATGAGGATGATCGGCGAGACCCGATACCTCTGGAAAGCCGAGTAAATTAATTCGCATAGATCAAACCTGCCCCAATCTATAGACCACCCCACCGCGGCTTTTGCGTCCTGCAGGGTCAAAAACATCAGAGGTTTGTTAACATTCTTTGTGCCGCCGCGCACCAGATGGACTGGCGCAGAGCCGATCGCAACAGAAATGCCGCTATCCGCAGTGATGACGGGGTTACCGCGCGTCGACTCCTCGGACCAACTAGCGCCGTGTTTGTAATTGGAAGATGCCATTTGAGAATGGCACCTTGTCAACTTAACCCGAACTCGCCTGGCTATACAGCCGCTTGCAATGAGAAAAGACCGTACATTACCTAACCTTCAGAAGGCGTTCTACCTCGTGATCCAAAGTCTTTAAAAACATGTTGTCGATCGCCTTTTGACTGGGGGGTGCCACCTCTTTGTTAGCAGCCATAGTTGCGGCAGCAGGGGATTTAAGTTCACGAATTTTTTCTCTATTCTTTTTCTCCATCTTGGTCCCCTTAATGCGCTCAAAAACGCCGACGTGGCCGTGGTCGGGCATCTTCTGCACGAAAGCGTGAAAAAGCTTTTTCTTCGACCCTGTTAGAACAGCGACGCTCAACGATGTAGGCCGCTTCTTAACCTCACCTTTCTTAGTTTTCCCTGCCCAGACCAGTGTTCTAGGGGAAACATAAAAATCATACAGGTTGAACGCTTTCCCCTCCACCCTTAACCAGTTCCGCAATTTTTCGTAGTCCCACTCCTTCTTAATGCTTCCAGCGAGCGTTTTATGCTTGTCCTTGGGATTCTCAGTATTGGCCCTAATCCTGTATCGTTTTCTGATATTTTCGGACAGTTCCTTCGCCCCAGTCCCGAGTGCTCTCTTTCCCGCCCGGCGAACAGCCTTCTCAATTCCTTCGTCAATGTGGCTCAAGATCCGCTTGGCTTCTTTGATCCCCTGCTGTGTGACTGTAATCATACCTACCTTGCCCAAAGCGTGAAACTAACTGGGTCCTCCTTAATTTCGAAAACGGTCCTAACTTCTGTCCCGATGTTGATTTTATCCCCAAATTTAACTACTGGGCAGTCAGCCCGACGAACACCAACTTGCCAAACTTTCACGACATCGTGCCGGTGTTGGTCAATCGTGAAATGCTCACGGGTCACAAGTGCGTTAACCTCAACACCATTGATAGTCACAACTTCCGCTGAGACATCCAAGAGCACGTCAAAACCTTCCGCAATTGCGTTTGTTAAATCGTTGGGCATGCCAAAGGGGCGGGTATTACCCCGCCCCTGGTGTTCTTAGTTCTGGATTAATCGGCACGCATTAGGGCTTCTTAGTGTCCGATTTGGCATCCGGCTTGGAATCTAGCTTAGCAGCGTCCGTCAGACGAACGAGCGCCCTAGGATTTCCAACCTGATAACCGTACACAGCCTCAATGACAGCGTTACGGGTCCCAGTATCGTTATTACTGTACCATTCCCTGTAACCGAATGTCAGACCGGTTTCAGGATCAGAAACAGGCATTGCTTGATGATACAGGTTTCCGAGTTGTGGCTGCAGGTAACGCATGGCAACTAACATAGCATCCGGTTTAACGGCGATCCCATAAGGGATGTTAGCCGGCAAAACAACGCTCTTAAAGATTTTATCGAACGTATCCACCGACGGCACATCACCTTTCCGGATGACCTCGGTTCCACCGTAGTTCAATGCGCTCTTCAACGCTGGATCTTTTCGCAGAGTGGCGTGAATAGCGGAATTAACAATCAGCGCTCGATTTAGCTCCGACCAGGACAGCGCGTCGACCACGGACGACAAATCAATAATTTCATCGACGCCAAAGATCGGTTTACCGTTACCGTCTTTCACCAAACCGAATGTTTGCGCAAAGGTGGCAGCAACCACCTGCGAAAGAATGTCCTGAAACACAGCCTTCGCCAGCGCGAACCCTTTCTGCCGAGCGAAAGTTTCAAGCTCAATCTGTGGTTGCTCAGAAATCTCTTTATCAGTCAAACTCCAAGACACAAATTTGTGTTTATTCAGGCTGACTTCGATCCCTTCTGCTTGCGCGCCTTGCATGAGGTAAACGCCTTCAAAATCGGTGGCAGCATCAGCCGCATCGACAAATTTGACGCGCACTTTGTCACCACGCTCTTGCGGCAATGGCGAAGCGTTAATTGCGAAGGCCCGAATTGCTTGCAGAGTCGCAATGTATTCTTCTAGAGCAATGTCCAGAAGAATCGTGTGTTTTAAATTTGTAAAAAGGTTAGGCATAAAATTCTCTTAGGTTAAACAATTGAATTAACTTTGAGACCAAATCTCAGATTGATGCTGTCTCAAAAATTCTCTGCGCTTGGTGACATCAGTGATTTTATTAAATTGCTCAAGCAGCCCCTCTTTGGTGGCTTGAGTTTCCGCAGCCGGAGCGTTCGAGGCAGGGATACCCATCGCTGCCAATTTGCGCTGCGCGAGAATATCAGTGCTCACCATTTCGGTCCGCAGCGCCTCAAGAGCTTCAGTCGACGCCAAAGGTTTCAGATCTTCTTTGAACGCGACACCAGCAATCAAAGTTTCGATTTCTTTGATTTGGCTCGCGAATGTTTCAAGCTTCGCCGAAAGGTCAGTGACTAACTTTTCAGTCGCGAAGGTTACTTTGTCGCCTTCCGGCGTCGCTTCTTTGTTCATGTGGTTATTTTCAGTGTCAACTTCAGTGTCTATTGAAAAAAGCCCGTTGGCGTTTGCTGCCGGCGTGTCGACGATATCCGCGCTGTAGATTTCAACGCACCGCGCGCATTTCAAGCCGTCGATCTCCTCAATTTCACATGAGAATGAAATGGAGAGACCGAATAGGTCAGGAATGGTTTCTGCCATTTCGACGACTTGCAAAAACCATTGTGAGTTTTTTAGCAAATGAAGGTCGGCTTTGAGTTGCGAACCATCGATTCGGAAGCCTTTCAGAACACCAACAATGTCCTTGGCGTCGGTGCCGTGTTCCATTTTGACTTTTAACCCGCCGGGATACGACTCAGCAGACTCCTTAACGGTCCGCAGCGTTTTGGCGTCAATCACCTTGTCATGTGTTTTAGCCAGACCTTCGGTAATGACAGAGACACCAAAAATCACACCAGATTCCCGGTCGATGCGCTCAGATTTAATAGTTGTAGCTAACTCGGCTTTCATGCTTTCGCCTCCTGGCCGATGTCAACCTCGTTGGCGTTCGGTGTGAGCAACTGCATATCAAGCGGGGTGATTTCCACTCCCATCAATTTGCTAATTTCTGCTGCCGCTAGTTTGCGCTTGGCAGCTTCCATCGCCCGATTATAGAAATGCTGATCGATGTCCTGACCTTGCTCTTCGAGAATGTCACCCAGGTTGGTTAGTCCGGCCTTGTAGTCTTCTCTGTCTTGCTGTTTATCCCGCCCGTAATCGACCGTCATGCGGGGTGGCATCGTGAAGCTCCATCGGTTCCAGTCTTGCGACTCCGGCAAAATCCCGATCTCGATTGCACAAGCGATGGCGAATGAAACCTGTGTGACAGCGCATGGCAGAAGCAATGTTTGTCGTTTACCTACAGATTTCATGGCTTGCGACAGAACTAGACGGTTCGTTATGCCGGTTAGTCCCTCTGCTTTCCAGGCTAGCTCGTACGGCCACGGTACGCCAGCACACGCATTGCGAATCAGCCTGTCCATAAACGATTCCCAGGTACCGCCAGGGCGATCGGTTTTTAAACTTTCCAACTTGCCGCCGCTGTTAGACCTAAAATAGCGAACCATCCCGCCAAATAAGTTTTTGGTTAGGATGTCCTGGGTCGCTGCATTAGGTTGCTCAGGGATCGTAGCCTTATGAACCATCTGCGCATAATCCTCTGGTGTGCCGCTATCGTTCCACTCAAGTAGCCCAATGGCGCTCGCGATCATCGCTGCTTGTTTCTCGAAGCCTTGCGTGTGCATTAGGTCGAGCAGATCGTTGACAGCGTGAGTTAACACCGGAAGTCCTCGACCTTGGTCACCAGTGTCCGAGTTACATATCAGCATCAGTTGGCCGGATGGATAGTCGCAGTCCTCACTTCCATCTTCTGCATCCCCTAACACTCGGTAGGCAACCGGTGAGCCACGTCGGTCAGCAATGACACCATTTTTAATATCGAGACCCGCGTAAGGACCGCTCTGAATATTGATTCCGCCGTACTTTCCGTAGCCACGATTACCAATTCTGTGAGCTAATATTCGTTGTAGTTTCGGGTAACCATCTGCGTCTCGTGTTAACAAAACGCCGATGTCTCCATCCCGGTCGATCATTAGAGAGTCGATTTGTAGCGCAGTGGCGAAACCGTAGCGGCTACCACGAATGTCGCAAACC